AAGTGAGGGTTACACAGCATGAGCAATCCTAATCAAGTTGTAGTTTCACAGGTTTCTGATGTAACTACAGTTGAAATAACAACTCAAGGTCCACAAGGTCCGTCAGGAACTATAGCTGGTCTTACCTTTGATATTAGTGGCAAAGTAGATGATGCTTTGCTTTACTATCACGCTGCTTCTGATACATTTAAAGCAGACAACACTACTACTAAACTTACACTCGTTGATGGAGGAAACTTCTAGAAATGGCTAACACAGTACGCATAAAAAGATCCACAGGATCTTCAGCACCAACAAGCCTTGCAAATGCTGAGTTAGCTTTTGCAGAAGGCAGTAAAAAACTATTTATTG